TTACCGAATGGTTGTCCTAGGTAGTAGTCAATCGCTTCTGCTCTATCATTAGACAATGCACTATCATTTACACCATAGGCTATATTCTCTTGCGCCTCTATCTGTGCAATTATTTCCATGTCTTCTAAGTTCATTAGTAAATTCCTATACAATACTTCGGTTGTTATATGTTATCTTCTCACCACCCCATGACTCATTCTTCATTTGTTCTACTGAAGTAGCCATGTATCTAAAGGCATCTGCACCATGACTGTATTCATCATGTAAAGGTGCGCCTGGTTCATTAGTGGATGAGTTAATTGACCTCTTATAATTCTTTAAACATTCTAATAGTCTTTGTGCTGACTTATCAAAATAGCATTTATGAAAGTGCATTCTAGCTATCTTAATACCTGACTCTATACTTGATACTGGAACTATGCGAACAGTCCAGCCTTGTTTCCTCATAATGTCTTCTGCTGATAATCCTGACTTATAATCTCTAGACTTACCATCATGCGGTAAGAACATTGTACCCCAATTATAGTTTAGTGACCTTATCTCAGATGAGAAACTGTCTAATGTCCTATGATTATCTTCTATGTATTTAATAATGCGTATATCAGATACACCACGTTGACATAATATGATAGCCATAGAGTCGTTAAACCCTAAGTCAAACACTACATGAACCTTTAGCATAGGGTCATAAGGTACAGTTGTTATACGACCATTCTCTTGTGCTTCACGTATCTCGTTAGCATAGATAGCACCATCTACAGCAGCCTTACAATCACCTTCCCAGATGTTTGCATAGTCAGGGTTAGTCTTTAAACTGTGCAGGCGTTCTGTTTCTAGCACTTCAGGAAACCAAGGATTGTCAGTATAGTTTACTTTAACAACCTTAGCGTTCTCTGGTGGTTCTACTACGAATCTTTGGTATGTATCGTCTGTATCTATGTTAGGGTTAAATGATACCCATATCTCTGAGTCTGGTTTACGTATTGTAGGAATAAGTATATCCCATGACTTCTTACTAACAGTCTGAGCTTCCTCAATCCATACTACATCACAGCCTTCAAAAGACTTAATAGATTCAACAGTATTAGTAGCAAGACCAGTAAAACTAAAACTTGAACCACTACGACTACGAATTTCTGTTTCCAAGACCTCGTACAATGGACCAAGCCCAAGTGCCTGTATTTGGTCGTTAAGTAAAGTATGAACAGATTGTTTAATAGACCTTTGAACTTCTCTAGCACACAGTATCCTTAATGGCTTATTGCTTGCCTGTAATAGTAATGCCCTAGCCATAGACCATGACTTGCCACTTCCACGACCACCATAAGCTACCTTGTATCTATGTGGGTCAAATAAGAATTGTAGCTTCTTAGGAAAGTCAGCTAAGGGTTCAGTCTGGTTTGGTATCGGGTTCAACAAACCTTAATCCTATGCTTAAAGGTAAATCTGAGCCATCTAATCCAGTCAACTCTGTAGTTGCTACTGCTTTACCATCTACTCTATCAGCAAATTCTTTTATAGCAGATACGTCACCAGTAATAGCTTTATCTATTAGAGCTTGTGCTACTTGACGTGCTACTTCACCTTCGCTTTGCTTATCTATTCTTTTAATCGTTTCCGCAAATAACCTATTGATTTTACTAGAGTTAGTATTTCCAGGTTGTCCGCCTACTTTTCTTTCTTCTGTGTCGTTATCCATTGTTTTGCAACTCCCTTAGGTTGGTTGCCCTCTATTGTTATTTCTTTTTCTTCTTATCTTTGGGTTGTTCTAATAGTCCACTAATAGGAAATGCCATAGTGGCTGCTAGTAAATCTGGTTCATTTGCTCTTGCTGGGTCAAATGCTGCAAATTGTGACCTTAGTAGTTCAGGTTTAAATACAAAAGTAGTATTGCCTTCTGCTGATGACATTACTGCATTATCTTTAATGTTTTTAATTGTTGCACTTTCTTTACCCATCTCTTTAGCCAAAGCAGCTAATTCATTAGTTGTTTCTATTTCTGGGTATCTTTTAATTAACAAATTATTCCAATTAGGAGTGTAATTTGGTTCTGCTGCATTAACAGTTAAATTTTTATTGTTTCTTAAATACATTGGCATTACATTGCCACCTTCACCAAAACTTTTTATCCATTCACCAGAAACCATATTAGCATAAGTAGAAGCTGTATCTGGGTTTGAAGAAACCACTACAGAACCTGTAGGAGTTCCTGTTTTACGTCTTGTATCTGCTAGTAATGGGTCAAATGCTTTTATATCTGCACCTGTGCCATGATATACAGGGTTATTTAAGTTATATCCCATAGCCTTAGCTCTATCCATAGCTGTATTGCCTTTAGGTAGTCCTAATAGCGTTTCTGCGTTCTTAGAGGCTATTTCTTGAGCTTTTTCAAACTGTGTTTTGCTGAGTAAACCTTTTGTTACATTCCCTACTTGGCTAGTAGATAAGCCTAAATATGGGTCTTGCAAGTATGATGGCATTTGGGCATAACCTTCTGCATATCTCTGTGCAGCAGGGAAGTTCCCTGATAGTATGTCCTGTAATGTAGCCATGTTTATCCTTAATTAACGTGTTTCCAACTATATCCTCTGATAATGTTAGAAATATATCCTTGTCTTACATTAAACATTTTTGCAATATCAATTTGCATCATGCCATTTGTATATAACTGTTTAATTGTTCTTACAACTTCTTCTGTAATTTTAGCATTGTGGTGTTTTTCACCTCTTGGCTTGTTTGCTGTTGCTTTTTCTTGTGAATTATTTGTATGTAACCCACTAAAGTCATGTCTATTCTTTTTTATCATATCTTGCATGTTATCTTTAGCAGTTCCTAAAAATAAATGCTTTGGATTTACACATTTTCTATTGTCACATGTATGACAAACTTGCATTTTTTCTGGTATTTCACCTTTGTGTATAGTATATGAATATCTATGAGCTAACCAAGTTTTCTTTGTCCTGAAAATTTTTCCATATCCATTTGGAAGTTTTGCACCATCAAATTCCCAACATCCACTTTCTGATATTGTATATTTCATAATTCAGACTCCCTATTTTTACCTTTTAGAGGATATATCATTCGTTTGTAGGTATCAAACCACTCTTCTGAGTAGTCACAGTCTTGGTAATCTTTAAAGCATGGGCTACCAATGGTATAGTGGACTAACTTTGCGTCAGGATTATATTCTTGTTCGCTGACTAACCAATTCCATGTTTCGTCTAGCTTACCTACTTGTTCTTCTGGATACTTGAGCCATTCAAACCTGTGTAGGTATTTACCTGTTTGTTCTTGAATAAATCTAGGTGTTAGCTGACGGTTCAACCAATGAGAACAGTTCCAGAGCATTACTGAAGACCAATTCTTTTTAGGATAGTCTTCGTTCTTTGCACCCAAGTACTTGACAGGATGCTTTGTTGTATAGTTATGCTTTACGACTTTGATTGCTTCGTCATTATCAAAGTTAGCTAGTATCTCTGCAATGTCTGTGCGGCATATCATATCACCATCTACAAATAGTGCGATACCTTTAAAGTTATTTAGATATGGCACTAGAAAGCGTGAATAGATAAATGCGTTACTACCGTCTGTATGTGTTTCTTTGTAGTCTTTTAAAGTGTTTAGTGCTAATGGTGTAAAACTTACCGGTATAGATGACTTCTCTATAACTGACTGGCAAAAGTTATGATAAGCAATTGGTTCTACCTTGCCATCATATCCTACATATATATCTAGCTTTACCACTTAACTTTGTTAGCCCAAAAAGCGGCACTCATTTTTCCTTTAGCAATGTTCTTAGCGTGTCTTGCTTTAAAAGACTTTGCTCTATCTGTATTTGTCTTGTCACCACTTACACCCTTTTGTCCAAAGCGTATAAGTTTTTCTTGGTCACCATCTTTAGCTAATACTGCATGTGACTTAGTAGGATGATTAGGCGTTCTTTTAGGTTTATTATAACCTGAAAATGTTTCCTTACCCTTCTTAATCATTTCTTTTTCTTAGCTGTCTTTGCTGATTGTTTAAATGCCATAGCTGTTGGTGCGCCCTTTGTTCCTGGCTTTCTCATCTTCTCACCTGAACCTGCTTTTATTCTAGCACGTTTAGCAGCGAGATTTGCGTAGAGACCTGGTTTATTTGCCACGTTTAGCTGCCTTTTTCATAGGTTTAGCAGCCATTTTGCTGCCTGTTTTTTTTGCGTATTCTTTAGCTTCCATTTTACCTTTTGAAGTGTAAGGAAATGCTTTAACTCCACTTTTTGTTTTTACCATTGGCATAATTATTTACCTTTCTTTTTAGATAGACCAGCTTCGCTAAGTGCGATTGCCAATCCTTGAGCTTTAGATTTTACTACTGGACCTTTTTTAGAACCACTATGCAACTTACCTGCTTTAAACTCTTTCATCACTTTGCTGATTTTTTTTGATGCTTTGGTCTTGGCTTTCATCATCTTTCCTTAACTTAATAAATCGGTGGTCATATCTGCAATCATTACACAGGCTATACTCGGTGAAGTCAAAAGGTTCACCGCATTGTTCGCAAATAGATAGTTTCATAAAAAGAAAAAGCCCAACCACGGAGAGAGTGCAGTCAGGCTTTTGTGAAATTACGTTATTAGTAGGCAGGAGTTGCCCATATAGGCGCTATTATAGCACGAAACAGTATTTCTGTTCAACAACATTATGCGTTTATCCGTCTTTCCGCAATTGTCAAAAGATTATCGTATGCCATATCTAATTGCCAATAAAACGCTAATGGAGGTTTAGCACCTAAGTATTTAGCATAGATAGCGTCTTGTTGTCCTTGTTCTAAGCTATGCACGATAGCGTGAATAGTCCTTACGTTAGACATATCCTGGGCAGAACACATCTCTTCAAATGCTTCTGAAGTTGACTCACCACCGGATGACATGCCTATGCTTTTAGATGGATAATTTAAACGGTGATTATCCGTCTTCATCCATAAAGCCCAATCCTCTAGGATGGACAATAAGCGTTCCATGCTAATCATTTAGTCTCCACAAAAACAAGGTATAGTTTCGTCTACAAATAATTGAGATTGTTCATCATTAAACTTTCCCATTTGTGCATAAGTAGGTCTGTCTTTAGCAAATCTAGCACCAATCTTTTCTTCTTGTTTAGCCCACCATTCAACCCTTAATGGATTTTGTTGAATAAGACTTGCAAGTATTTTAGTTCCCTTTAAGAAACATAAATCACAATTAGATGCACCACTTGACTTTGGCAGCTCTAAATCAAAACCATTGTTGTTCCAAAAATCCCATACATCTTTTTCAGTAATTCCATCTCTAGCTAATGGCATAAACTTATCTTCTTGAGTAGATATTTTAGCTACTCGTCTAGGCTCATCTGCTCTTATTCCAATCAATGTTGCATATTCTTTAATGCCTACAGACTTTAAATACCTATGAATTGCTTTAACTTTTAATTCTTGTGTGCAAAACCGCATGGATTGATTTGGTAGAAACTTAGCTTTATCTATTAATTGTTCAAACGGTTCACCTTTACGACTTGCATTATCATAATTTACAACTTCAAAAAATGGTTTAACTTTCCTATATTCTAACCAAGTAATAGGCACATTCCAATTTACAGAACAATCATTAACAAACTTTAAGGTAGCTTCTTCTTCTTTACCTGTATTAGCAAATATAACCATAGCGTCAGATGGCAAACCATTATTGCTTTGTAATACTCTCCATAACATATAGGCAGATGTGCGACCACCACTAAAGCTAATGACCGTTGGCTCTATAATCTTAAATGGGTCAGTCATATTGTGTTAGCGTATAAGCTACGCTTTGCCCAAATGTTTCTTGTGTAGTTCTTTGTTGAAGGTTATGTTTAGCATCATCTGCGTTGTGACTGATAACACCTTTTATTTGGTCTTCTGTGAAGTTTGCTGTGTGTCCAAATATAGCTTGTAGTGGATGTGGTTGTGGAATGTAATAGTGCATAAGTCTATTATCGTTATCTTTAAATGAATGTACATCCCCTTCCATCTTCATGGTAACAAGCAAATTTTTAATGGTGTGATAATTACCATCTACATGTGCTGCTATATCTTTTATAGCTCTAGGCTCTGTAAGATAAGCTAGTATTTTATCTCTGGTATTCAAGATACATCCACTTCTTTTATTTGCCAACGGTTGTTTTGTTTATATGTACCCCATACAAGTATTTTCCATCCTGCCTTACGTACATACTTAACAGACTCACTATCACTTATCTTTTTTATTCGTGCTCCCATATTGCTCTTTGATGTGACCTGGACCGCTACTACTTGACCTTCTTCAGTTATAGCAAGGATGTCAATAAACGTAAAGAGGTCTTTGCGGACACCAGCATGAAAGTTAAAGGTTTCAACTATCTGCACCAGAGGGTAGTTGTCCTTCTTCATTTTTGCTAAGGCTACTTGTGTTGGTGACATTGCCATTAAATTGTTCCTCGTTAGGTTTAGATGTTCCTTCTTTAAATCTTTTCTCTACATCACCGGTGGACTTGTTAAGTTCGTATTCATAAGCATGTGGTGATATATCAGGACTATTCTTTTCTTTTTTGAATATCTTATCCCAGTTGTCTTGTGCTTCTTGTTCAGAAATTAACAATGGTCTTCTTCCAGAACCTTTACCCATTACTTTACCTCCAAATGTCCGTTAGTAAATAACCAACCTATAGTTTTACGGTGTGCTTCTTCCCATGCACTTATTCTATCATGTTTATCTAATGATTTATCATTATCTATCATATGGTGGCATTGGTGACATAAGAAAGCTATACGATAATCGTGTCCCTTAATGCCTGTTCCTTTGCCATCACGTAGTTGATTAGAGTGTGCAGATACTACAGTTCCGTCTTGCATAGAACACATCATACATGGTGCGCCATCTGCTAGTTTAAGTAGTTTAGGATTACGATAATTCATTATAATCCCACATCCAACCTAAATTAGTTTGCGCCCAAATTTCTATTGAATTTTGGTATTCCGTCATGTCAGATGTTGTTAGTTTTGTCGTAGACTTTATAAGTTCTACAGGCATACCTGCAATTTCTGTTTGGTATCGTAAAAACTTATATCCCATAAGCTCATGTATCTTATCTTTTTCAATACCTGTGTGCTGAGATATGCTTGTATACAATTGCCATAGTCTTTCATTTTGTTCATGGCTTCTGTTTAGTTTAGCATCTGTTACTGTTACTCTCCAACGCTTAGTAAAGTCAAGTTGTTTCAACTTCTCCACTAGCATTGGCAAGTTGTCCTTCGTCAAACTCCATTTTAGCATCTCTCCATCCTTTCGTTTGTTTAAATACAATACCATCTTTAGTGGTAACTTTATATTCTATATCATCTCCGAATAGCTTTTTACATTCTTTTATAAAATCATTTATGGTCATTTTGTTTATGCGTATCTAAAATTAATTTTCTTATAGCTTTAATTTCCATGTTTAACAAGTCAATTAATACTAAAAGTTTATCTAGCTTTTGTGTGTCTGTCAATTTCATTTTGGTGGACTCTCCTGGTAAGTTAATGATTTAGGATTATACCAAAAATTAAAGCTCCCTTCAAACTGGGCATTCCTTTGTTTTTGGACTATACATTTTGCATCAGGAATTATACGCAAATCTTCTTCAGATGTTTTACCTTCTTCCCTGAGTCTCTCTTTAGTTCTGTTCCGCCAAATACATAATATCGCATCTGCGAGGTTACGAATGTGGCTGCTGCCCATGATGCTTGTTGCATCAGGGATATCTTCTTCTGATTTTAATTTTCTTGTATGTGCCACTAAAAAAACGGTAATGTTTAAATCGCGACATATCGTACATAGCCTATCTACAAATAATTTTTGGTTCTCTAACGACTCCTCACTAATATCACTCATTTTCATTAAGCTATCTATTATAAAGACCTCACATTGGAGAACGTGTTTTCCGTAGTGCAAAGTACTAAACATGTCTTGAGATGTTGTAACCCCCAACTGGTCGTAAATAAATAATTTATCTTTAGCACGATTAACCCAGGCAGAAATATACTCTGGTGTAGGCTCTGGTGAACCTAATGTCTGAATTAACATGCGACTAAGAGTGAGAACAGGTTTCATCTCAAGGCTCGCAATCAAGCATTTTGTGTCTTGTTTCATTAAAGATAATACAA